ACCGTGTTTGACTCTTTGCTCAAGCGTGTTGCCGCAAGAGTGGCCGCTTACTTTGCCATTGATTCTGTTGTTGGCTTTGCCAAATCAATTGTGGATGTTGAGCGAAAAATGGAGATTCTTCAAAACCGAATCAATTTCGTCTTTGACTCCGCAACGGGCGGTACGCTTGCATTTAACCGCCTCCGTGAAATGTCCATTCGCTTGGGTATTGAATTTACATCTCTTGCCGAAGGTTTTGCGAGTTTTGGTATTGCTGCAAAGATGGCTGGATTTTCGGCCTCCGAGAGCGAGAGTATGTTTAGCAAGGTGGCCGTTGCCTTGCGAGCTTCTGGCGCAAGCTCACTTCAGACGCAGCGTTCCTTTTACGCCTTGCAGCAAATGTTGTCCAAGGGTGTGGTTGCGGCGGAAGAATTAAGAAGGCAGCTTGGCGAGGCATTGCCTGGCGCATCCGACTTGATGACCAAGGCATACAACCGCCTTCACCCAGCGCAAGAAATTACCAACAGGCAGTTCACTAAACTGCTTGAGGACGGCAAAATCATATCCGCTGAAATCTTGCCCGAATTTGCCAATGTCGTTGAGGAGGTTTTTGCCCCTGCCCTTTCGGGAAAGCAGAACTCGCTTGACGCATCTATTAACAGGGTAACGACCCAACTTGACCGCTTCAAGTTGGCCTTGTCTAATTTCTTGCCAACCAAAGCGGTTGCAAACACTTTGTCCGATTTCTTCGGAAGCTTAAACACGATGATGGAGGCGGGATTTAAAGACTTTGTTCGTCTTGGGGCACTTGCAGCAAGTGGCAATTTTGCGGCTTTTGATTCTGAATTAGCAAAACTTGAAATTGTCCGTGCGGCAGAAACGGCAAAGGCTGAAAGGGAGCAAAAGGACATTGAGAATAGGATAAAACAAAGGGCGGAACTTTACGCAAAGCAAGGGGTAAGCACCGAAAAAGCTATTAGTGGCGAAACGGATAGGATTACAGAGCAGCGAAAGGAGCTTGAGGAGTTAAACAAGGAACTTGAAAGAAGAGAAATTGCTCTTAAAAAAGCAAGGACAGCCAATGTCGGACAGCCAGGAACCGCAGGGATGAGGGGCATGGCTGATGTCGTTGGGGCAAAAGAAGCCCTTAAACAACAAAAGGAGCTGGTCAAGCAGAAGGAGAAGGAGATAGAGTTTACTCAGGGGCTTATTGCGGCCATTGGGCAATTATCTCAAAAAAGAGAAGAGGAGCAAGAAAAAGTTTCAGCAGATACCAAAAAGGCCGAAATTGCCGCCTCCAAGGAATTGCTTGCTGCCGAAGAAACAAGGCTTTTCAAGACCACCGAAGGAACGGTTGAATACTATAACCAACTTATAAAGACCATTAAGGCACGAATGGAATTGATTAAGGTTGAGAAAAGAGACACGCCAGAGGCAATGGGGCTTGACCTTGCAAAACAAGAAAAGGATTTGAAACAAGCCGAAAGGATGATTGAATCCTTTATTCAAAAAATGCCAAAAATTTCCTTTACAGAGGTTGCTTTGGATGGCTATATAATGAAATTAGAAGAAATTCCCGAAATTCTTGAGGAAGGGGTCTATGTGCCGAGCGTTGAGTCCTTTCAAAAACTCAGCAAAGAAATCAAAGACTTGACAGCTCAACGCCTGGAGGATGTTGTTGCAGGAATTGAAACAGAGATTCAATTTCACGAAGAAGGCACAGACAGAAGGCTTGAGCTTGAGAAAGCGTTGGTGATGGCCAAGGCAAAACTCGCCGCTAAGAACGCCGAGATTCAAGGCAAATCGGTCAAAGAGATTGAGGCCATCTTCGCCAAGGCCAACATTGATATGCAAAAGCTTGACACCGACTTTAACGATGGCAAGAAGAAGGAGGCCGAGGATTACGCCGAGTTCTACAAGCGACTTCAAGACGGCCTGGATGGGTATGAAGGAAATTCCCTGGATAAGCGATTGAAGGCCATTCGTGAATACTATGGAAAATTAATTGACGAAGCGAAGGACTATGGTAGGAGTAAAGAAGAGATTGACGCTCTTGCCGCAAATCGGGATAAAGCCCTGTTTGAGGAGAATGTAAAAGAGGTCGGCAAATTCGTTAATACGGCTGGTGATTTATACGGCCAATTCACCCAGCTTCAAGAGATGGAGTTTAATAACCAAAAGACCGCTCTTGACAACAAGCTTGCCCAAGGATTGATTTCAGAGGAGCAATACAACGCAGAACTTGCGGATATTGAGAAAAAACAATTTGAGCAAAATAAGAAGACCCAAAAGGTAAATGTCTTAATAAATAGTGCATCCGCTATTGTTCGTGCCTTCAGCGAACTTGGGCCGATTGGCGGTGCGCTTGCGGCCTTTGCGATTGGGGCTATGGCGATCAAGCAAATGAGTCTTATTGATTCGGCTCAGTTCCCCGAAGGATTCAAGGAGGGGGTTATTGACTTGAACGGCCCAGGCACCGGCACATCCGACAGCATTCCTGCAAGGCTCTCTCGTGGCGAGTCGGTGATGACCGCAGACGAGACCAAGCGGTACAAGCCCGTCCTTCAAGCCATCCGTGACAATAACTTTGAGGAGTTTGTCTCCAAGCGATACATTGACGCAATGAGCGGCACCAAGCGTTCCTTTGCCGACAATGTTGGAGCATCCATTGAACTGAACAACTTTGAGATGATTGATGCTATCCGAAAGAACAAGAGCGTGAAGATTGCGAATTGGGATGACTTTGACAAAGTTCTCCGCAAACCAAGGACGGCCCACAAGGTCCATAGAAGGAGGGCTTGGTAATGGCGAGTTTTACTGTAATCCTTGACGGGCAGACCTTGGCCAACGAGCCAATGGGTTTGCAGGAGACGGCCATCTCCATCCAGCGGAACGAGGACTTGCCTGGTTTGTTCACAACGATGGTTTCGGACTTGGAGTTTTGGGGCGATGGCTATGAGATTCTTTATGCCTACTACCAGGCCAACGACTTATGCAAAGAGGTTTCCTGCCAAATCATTGAGGACTGCAACGATGGCTTGAACTTTCGTGGCCTGATTTACTTGAGCGATGTGGAGTTTAACTCCTACAAGTGCATTGCGACTTGCTCGGTGGAGGACGATACCGTTCAAGGGAGATTGATTCGGATGAAGGACTTGCTTGTTCCAATCAACTCGGTGAATGGGCAAACCGTAAATGGGCAAGGATTGAGCAACTGTGCATCTTATCAATTTTACACGGGTACGGCCTATGGAAACAAGTTCGCCTTTAAGATGTCGGATTTGTTTCAGTATGTCGTTAGTTACCTAACCGATAACACGACCATTTTCCAAAGCGACATTTTCACAAATACCAATTACCGACCTCAATTCATTAAGCTTCAATGCGTATATGCTGGAGGGGCTGGATTTCCATTAGAAATGAAATGGGTTGATATTTATGGAAATAATGTCACAAGGGTTTTTATTGGGCCACCGCTATTTGCCGTAACAGACAACGCCACCTATGCCCAGGCTATTGCCACGGTTATCAGTCAGCAGTTTTTCACCGACTCTGGGGGCAATAGTTATCAAGACATTATATTCCCGTATGCGGCAAGAGCAACGACTGATGGGGTTGACCATTTCGTTGAGGTCTATTTCTACCACCGAACAACCTTCACGGAAATAAATGTGCTTGCAGGAGCCAGCACGGTGACGGTTGTTCAAACCATTGATGCAACATACGGAGCCAATAATCTTTACACAAGCAATGCGTCATTGATAGAGCCATCTGCGTCAATGCCTTCTATATCGTTCACCCAACTCTTTATGGGTATGAACGCATTCTTTAATTTGAGCCTTTCGTTCACGAGGGTTGGGACGCAGTTGTATCTAAGGGCAGACACGCAACCTTATTTTTTCAGCAACGCCCAGTCTGCCTCTATTAGCGATGCAAAAGACGTGATGCTAAAGAGCGATAACCCGTTAGTTTTCTCGGTATTAAATTACGCCAATTCAACCCTAAACAATGCCTCTGTTTTTTATCAAGACGCAGGCTATGCGTCTGCTCAATGCGCAGATAGCGATGCTGGAACATCCTCGTTTTTTCTTATACCGAATGATTATTACAATGGACAAATTCTTACGGCGGCTCCAACGGGAGGCTTGTACTATGGTTTTTCGGTAAACCAAGAGAACAAATGGTTTTTGTTTGAAGAAGACGTGGATGCAGCAACAACGCCAAAGACTGTGCTAAATATGATTCAGACGGGGACAATAAGCCCTATATATCAACAAAACGCATTATTGACTGACCCCATCTCCTTCACCTATGCCGGTTCGTGCATCCATCCATTTGCGGCCAGGAATTACTTGTTTCGTGCGCCCTTGGGCCTCCGTTATGCAGGCTACCTTTTGAGTAATAACTTGCCGATTAAAATAGCAAAATCACTCTCGTTTGAATATCCGATTGACCGAGCGCAATTCAATCAAATAAGCAACAACCCAACGAACTATATCGTTGTGAACGGCACAAGAGGATGGATTATGAGCGTGGAGCATAACCTCAAAACAGGAATGACAACCTTTGAACTTCTGACCGAATGATTACACCGAATCAACCAATATCGTGCGTGCCAAGTACGGCAACGAATAACGCTCCTGTTAACGCAGCAACTTCCTTGCTTTATTATACGCCCAGCGCAAACGTGATAAAGAGTAATATCACGGGGTTTGTTAGAATAACATTCGCTGGCTCTGGAGCAAGATTTTGTGCGGTTAATTACAATGTAAATCCAGCCACCACCTGCAAAAACGCTATTCTTAGAATTGAGATTTCCGATTTTACAAAAACAGGAGGAGATGTGCTATACATCTATGGCTATAATGGCATAGAGATAGATGATAATGGAATATATCAAATACCAATATCCACAGCCACTTTTAATTTTGAATTAGCAGGAAGCACGACACTTCAATTCACAATAAAAAGCGTCCAGGTATTTTGCGTATCCGAAAGCGAGGATTGTGATAATTGCAAGACGGGGGATTATCAGCAACCGATATTGACGGAGTTCAATGGCTCTGGCTGGACATCTGAGTCACTCAGTTTCCAGGCTCCTGCGCTTATGTTCAAAAACCTCCTTTACAGCATTTGCGATGGAAACCCCGAATGGACATTAACATCTGGATGGGGATCAATAGACACAACACCTGTTTGTGGCGTTGATTTGAATTATTGCTACCCAAGCGCAGGAACGTACAATGGTTTTGTAAATGGTCTTTTTTCTTCTCCGCTGATAAACGGAAAAAGATACAGAATTTCATATACATTAGAAGAGATAGGGGGAGAGTTTTGCGGCTTTGTTAACACGCTTGCCGTGCTTAATCCTGCGGCGGCTTCTTTTACCGATGACGCTATTTGTCCAGGAGATTACGTTCATTACTTTACATACACCGGCACAAGCTACCTAACGGGTACGAATCTAAACTTTAGCATTAGGACAAATGCGAATGGAAAAGTAAAGATGAGGATTAGCAATGTAAGGGTTGACGAACTCGGTG